TGTCTTATAATTGACAAATATGGTCTTTTTGCTTTTGTTGGTTCAGATGCTCCTATTATAGTTGAAAAACTATAATATTTTCTTATTTCTGGGATTAATTCTAATATTTTATCTTGTTTTATTTTGTCATTATCAAGATTAAATAAAATTATACTGTTTTTATCATCTAATTCTAAAATATTAATAATATTATCAACTATTTCATCTTGTTCTTTTTTATATAGAATACTTTTTAATTTCATAATATAATCATATAATATTATGAAATTTTTATATAATTTTAATCTTTATAATTTTTTAGTTTCCTTTTTAATGTAGAATCTTTTTTAACATAATCTTTATAAGCATCTTTATTATAGGCATTTTCAAAGTAATTTTTATAATTTTCTTTTTTTACTTGTTTTATTGCATTTTTAATTTATATAGCTAATTCATCGTATTTTAATAACTTTTTATTTAATTTCAAATAATATTTTATTTGATTAAACTAATTTTCTATGACATTACACTTTGGAGTATAAGGTAACAAAAATAAATATTTATTTCCACTATTTGTAATTGCTTGTTTAACATATTCATTATTATGACTACCAGCATTATCTAAAATTATAAGATGATTTTTATATTTGTTAAATATATTTTTTTCTAAAAATTCTACAAATCTTTCTTTTGTCATACCACCTTCTTTATATAAAGTTGCACCAACACATTTAGAATTAGATATAGCACATAATAAAGTAAAATTCCTAAAAACATAATTATCATCTGTTTTAACAACACATCTTTTACCTAAAAAACATTTTGAATATGGTAAATACATTGCAGGTTTTATTGAAGTTTCATCTAAAGATATTATTTTATCAAGTAAATATTTATTAACTTCTTTATAAAATGCTTTTAATTCTTTTTTAATGTATGTTGGTTTTTCATATCTTTCTTTCGGATAATGGTCACTGTTCATGACGTATACGTTTTCTTGTTATATTATTATCTCTAATTACCTTACCTAAATGTTGTGGTGTAATATCAAAATCCTTATATTTCTTTTTAACTATTTTATATAATTCTTCCATTGTAATCTGTTCATTTTCTTTTAATTTTTGTATAGCATATTTAACTTGTTCTTTTGTTATTTTATAAGATATTGGTTTTCTATTTAATCTTTTAATTTCTTCTAACTCTTCATATCTTTCAATCCATCTTTTCAAACTTCTTTCAGAACACTTAAATATATCACAAGTTTTTGTATAATTAGTATCATTTTCTAAATAATAATTAACAGCAGTAATTTTATAATCTTCACTTTTGTGTTTAGACATTTAATATATAATTATTTATATATTAAAAAAATCGGCATTTTAAATCTTCAAGGGTGTAAATTAAACACCGTAAAATTTTTTATTTATAAAAAATTTTTTATTTATAAAAAATTTGTAGGTTGGAGTGCTTTAAATATTGCTTAAGCAATATTTAAAACAGCTCCTACAAAAGGCAAATATCAACTATATATGGACTGCATTCATGCTTATTTAAATGTTAAATTAGATAAAGAATATTTCCCAAAATATTCATCATTAGATGATAAATATATTTATATAAGTGATATAAGATATGAATATTTATATGCATTTTGGATAATGAAAATATTAAATAATCATATATTTATTAAAAAATATATAGATTATATTAGACCAAGTTATCAAAAACATTTAGATAATAATAAATACTATGATATATCATTAGATTTATTAAAAATAATCATTGAAATCCAAGAATATGATAATCATGATAATAATAATAATGATATAGATAAAATGATATATGTGAATGCTCAAGGTTATATAATAATATATTTAAAAATTGATCAATTTAGAAAAGATAAATCATTAAATATAAAATTATTCAAAGAGAAATTATTTGAAATAGTGATATTAAAAATGATATCAATAGATACAACCATATATTCAGATTATTTAGTATATATGTTTTATAATCAAATAAATAATCTATTAAATGAATCTATTATTGAAGTTAATAAATTAAAATTAATAATTAAAAAAGATAGACCAAAAATAGATATAAATAATAGAAGTATATTATATAATTTAATAAGAGATACAGATGATATAGATATAATAAGATATCTATCATTATCAGGTAATATAGAAGAATATCAATTAATGATAAATAAATTAAAAAATAATAGTGGACCAATAGTTGATATTTTTAATATTAAAAATGAATCAAATAAAAAAATAAATACACCAGAAGCATTTATAGTGAGAAATATATCTGTAGATACTATTACTAATTTAATAAATATAAATAAAAAAGTTGTTAATAAATTAAAAATATTATTTATTAAAGAATTACATGATTTAAGAGATAATATATATTATATTAGTTGGCCATCATTAATACTTATAATTACTAGTACAGATTGTTTTGAAGATGATATTAAAAAAACTTTAATGTTATATTTATCTTATATTGAAAATATAATGTTAGATGTATCAAAAAAAATAATAGATTTTGATAATTTAATAAAATCATCACTAGTTAGTTATAATCAAAAATATAAAAAAAATCTTGAAAAAGATTTAATTGAAAAATATGAAAATAAATATGAAATTTTAATTAGTAATAATAAAAAAATTAATCATGATGTTGATACATATAAAAATATTATTAATAATGTTTTGAGAGAATCTAAAAAAATTATTGATATTTATAATAATGATATGATTTATGATTCTAAAACTAAAAAAGTATTTGATAATTTAGATTCTATGATAAACACATATTTATCTAAAAAAAAGAAGAAATCATTTATTATTAATTTAGTTGATGACTCTAAATCTGTTTTCTCTAATATTCCTGATTTTATTATACATTATAGTGATGATTATGATGATTTTATATCATATGAAAAATTTATATCAATTATGGAAGCAAATAATATACATTCAAAAATCTATAATAAAATATTAGATAATTTATGTAACACAAAAAAACCAGATAATATTCCTTGTCTAAAAATCATTGATAATAATGAGAATAATGATGATAATGAGAATAATGATAATAATGAGAATAATGATAATAATAATGATAATAATAATGAGAATAATGATGATAATAATAATGAGAATAATAATGATAATAATAATGAGAATAATAATGAGAATAATAATGATAATAATAATGAGAATAATAATGATAATGCTAATGATAATAATAATGATAATAATGATGATAATGATAATAATGATAATGATGAAATTAATGATGATTTAGATAAATTAGCATTATCAGATGATGGATTTTAATTAAAAATCAATTTTGTGTTTATTAAAAATTTTTAACATATTATTATATGATCTACCAGTTAAACTATCTGATTCTAATATTCTATCATATACAGCTTTAACAATTATATATAAATCTTTTAATGAAAATTTTCTATCCAATAAATCAAATAAATCATATTTAATTAGACATCCCCAAGATCTTATACCATCTTTAATAAATTTACCATCATCATCAACTTGAAAAATAGTAACTTTAATACTAAAAACTTCAGGATGATTAATATCATAATTTTTTATTCCTTTTTTTATAAAAATACTAATATAAGCAAAATTTTTACCAATATATCTATTTAAATTCTTATTTATAGTATCTAATAATTCTTTTTTTGTTATAGTCATTGGTTTATATTCACTTTTATAACATGCTATCCAGAATTCATGTAAATCTTTTTTATCTATTTTTTCTCTTAATATTTCTAAATAATCTTCTTCCATATATATTATTATCAAATATTTTAAAAATTGTGATATAATATTATTATATTTTTATAATATTTCTAAATATATCATACTTATTAAATATTTATATATAATCAGACGAGCTAGATGAGTTGATCAAAGATCAATGATACAAAGCGTTGAGCCATTTTATTATTTAAATAAAAAAAATCATATCAAATAGTTAAATATTATTTTAAAGATAATGTAGATAATGAAGCATGATTTGGTTATTATGAAATAACAAAATTATTAGCTAATATATGTACTAATTGTTTATTCATATTGATCTATATATTTATTATTAAATCTAATATAAATAAATTATCAGATAAAGAAATAATTGAATTAGGACAATTAGAAATGAGAAATATAATAAATGATATAGATAATAATTTAATAAATTATGTTAAAAATAAATATTGATATAATATCTTCATCCGCTGATATCATTTTATTATAATCATTAAAAAATTAATTAGTTCTATAAAATGATATCAGCGGATGAAGTTATTTTTTATATCTATTATTATTATTAAAAATAAGAGCTATAAATTATAAATTATATTTATTAGATAGATATGATATAATAAATAAAAATGATATATTAAAAGAATATATGATTAAAAATAATAATGATATATTAGATAAATGGATTAAAAGATTTAATTTTAAATAATAATTATATATGTCATACAATATCTTCATATAATAATCTTCATTTGTCAAATTATAATAATTATATGAAATCCTTGTATGATTTTATATAATTATTTATTTATTAAAGATAACGCAATGATAAAATATAATGACAAATTTATAATTATAATTATATGAAATAATTGCGTGATTCATTATATTTTATATTATAAATGTTTTTTCATAAAAAATAATATTATATAATATATATAAAATGGATTATCAAAATAAGAAAAACGAAATATATTTATATTATATATATAAAGTTATTGTTTCACGAAAAGAGCCCTCATCAAAATATATTATTTGAAAGAGATACTTATTTACCATTTTTAGGTGATACCATTTTTAGGTGATACTATTTTACCTCATTCTTTATTTAAACCATTAAATAATTCATTAACTACTTTTGATAAAACTGAATTTAAAAAATTATCAATTAATGTAGATGCACCAAATGGTATTAATGTTATATGGTTGAGTGCTTATACATCTAATGAAATAAATAAAGTAGAAAAAGCATATGGAGATTATATGAATAGGACTGGATTAAAAATAAATTTTTTAATTTATTTTTAATCTCAGACCGATGTAAGTAAAGTAAAAGATGGAGTTGCAAAAATAGAATGTTATTATCCACAAAAATATTATTTAGATAATACAAGAAAGTTAGATAATCATATACATTATAGAATATCATATAATAATGATTTTGTTTCAGAAATATATACTATTAAAGTTAAATAAATTATCAATTTTAAAAATATCATATAATAATGATTTTGTTTCTGAAATTCATACAATTAAAGTTAAATAAATTCAAAAATTATCAATTTTAAAAATATCTGAATAATTATATGAAATTTTTTTTTTATTACTGAATGTACATGTGTCAAAAAATATAATATTATTAATAAAAGTATATTTATTAATTTGATTATTATAACGAATTATAGATGTTAATTTATTATATTTATTTGTTAATACTATAAAATCTGGATTTAATTTAATATCATAGTATTCTAAATCATAATCAATAGATATTCTTTTATTATGAATATTAATAAGATCTAAATTAAATTTTTTATTATTTAATAATAAAAGAAATAAATTAGCTAGAGAATACATTATTATAATAAAAAATTGATAAAATAATTTATTATATTATCCATAATAATAATCATAATATATATAGATATATTATCATGAAATAGTTAAATATTATTTAAAATTCGATTAAGTTATAATAGTTAGATTTAATTGGTCATACTATTAGAAATAAAAATAAAATAAAAATAAAAATATTATTATAATTAACAAAATTACAAGTAAAAGTTTTGAGACTAATAAAATAAATAAAAATGTATAAATAAAAAAATATAATTGATATATTAGTTAGATTAGATATAATATTATCATAATATAATATATATCATCATATATTAAAAAAATTATATAATATATTAATCAATATATTATATAATAATAAGAAAAAATTAAAAATATTTAATTAAATATTATAATAATTAGAATAATAAGACTAATTAAAAAAATAGTTAGAATAGAATTAAAAATAAATCAAGTAATAATAAGAAATATTGAATACAAGTTCATTAAAATAGAGTAATAATAAATTTGCAAATATACCATAAATAAATAATTAAAGTTAATTATCATATTTCTAAAGTTTATCTTAAATAATTTAATTAAATAAATAACATTCTTCACTAAATAATGATTATGAAATTAATTGGAATTTATAGATTAATATTGAATAATATGATGAAGATATTGATAAATTATTTGAATAATGAATATATCATCATAAATTATTTTATTGAAAATATTTATCCTCATTAGTTTTAATACACATTTATTATATTTATGAGTATTAAAAAATTGATAAAAATATTAATTGAATAATATATAATATAAATATATAATATATACTATATAATACTAGAGATTATGATGACTGAACCATTATTAACAGAAGAACAAAGATTTACTATATTTCCTATCAAATATCCTGAAATATGGAGAGAATATAAAAAACAAGTATCTAGTTTTTGGACACCAGAAGAGATTGATTTTTCTAAAGATTTAACTGATTGGGATAATAAATTAAAAGAAGAAGAGAGAAATTTTATTAAGATGATATTAGCATTTTTTGCAGGAGCAGATGGTATAGTTAATCTTAATTTAATGAAAAATTTTGTAAATGATGTAAAAATATTAGAAGCTCAAATGACATATGGTTTTCAATGTTCAATGGAATCAATACATTCAGAAACATATTCATTAATGATAGATACATATATAAAAGATCAGGATGAAAAATTAAAATTATTTAATGCAATAGAGACAATACCATGTATAAAGAAGAAAGCAGATTGGGCATTAAAATGGGTTTTTAATAAGGAATCATTTAGTAAGAGATTAATAGCATTTTGTATAGTAGAAGGGATATTTTTCAGTGGTGCATTTTGTGCAATATATTGGTTAAAACAAAGATCATTATTACCTGGTTTAAGTAAATCAAATGAATTTATAGCGAGAGATGAAGGTATGCATACAGATTTTGGAATATTATTATATTTAATGTTAATAAATAAATTAGATCAAGATTATGTACATGAAATGTGTAAAGTAGCAGTAGAAATAGAAAAAGAATTTATAAATGATTCAATAAGTTGTAAAATGATAGGTATGAATATAGAATTAATGTCAGATTATATAGAATATGTAGCAGATAGATTATTAATTAGTTTAGGATATGATAAAATATATAATAAACATAATCCATTTACATTTATGAATTTTATTGGTATGGAATCTAGATCTAATTTTTTTGAAGAAAGAACTTCAACTTATCAAAAAGCAAATTTAGGATCAAATAAAGTAGAATATGATGAAGATTTTTGAAATAAGAAAAATATAATGAAATAATTAAATAATATATAATAATATGATTTAATTATATGAAAAATATGAGATAATAGATAAATTTTTTTTATTAGTTATAATATAGATAATATAATAAAAATGTCAAATGATATAAAAATAACACCGAAAGTACCTTTAACAAAAAATAATGATTTCTTTTTTGATTCAATAATGTCAGTAAGATATTTAAGACCAAAATTAATAGATAATGATTTTTTAAATAAAATAAAAAAACAAAATATTGAACCAATTATAACTAAACCATTAGATGTTATAGTTGAAAATGAATCAAATAAAATCTTTATATTAGAAAAACAAGAGAAATGGTATAAGAAATATGGTGATAATATATATTGTTTTTTATATAAAAATTTTAGAATTATTATTTTATTCACATTATTAATAGTTTTTTTATATTATAGATATAAAGTTTTTAGATCTAAAACTAATGATGAAATATTAATAGATAATATTAGAAGAGAAAATAAAAGAAAAGAATTATTAAGAAAAAAAATATTATTAGAGAAATTATTAAATGAAAATAATCATGAAGTATATAATAATAATATAAGATTAAATAATAATATTGATAATGAATTAAATATATATACAACAAGTAGCATCAATAATAATAATCAATCAAATATACAAAAACAACAAAATTATATTATACAACAAGAACAACCTATATTAGCTATTAATGAAATGAGAAATAGAAAAGATGTAAATAATTTTTCAATAGATAACTATTTATCATCAACAAATTTAATGGCACATAATGATATAAATGAAAATTATGATTATATTTAATTAAATTTATTATAATATATTATAATTATATATTATAATGTCATTATTAGGTAATTTTTTATATTGTAGTTATGATAAAATTAGTGATTATTTATATCTTGGTAATTATAATGCTGCACAAGATGAAAAATTTATAAAAGAAAAAGATATAAAATTAGTAATAAATGCATCAAAAGATTTAAAAATACCAGAATTTTATAATAGATTAGGTGTAGAATATTATAGAATACCAATAAATGATTCAAATACAATAAATGATAATAAAATATTAAATGATAATATGGATTATGTTATGAATTTAATTGATAAATATAGATTAGATAAGAAGAATGTATTTGTTCATTGTTATGCTGGTATGCAAAGATCAGCAGCTATTATATTAAGTTATATGATATTTAAATTAAAACAAGATTATAATAATGATATAGATAAAGATAAATATAAGAAAATTACATATGAAGGATTAGTATCATTTTTGAAAAATAAAAGACCAGTTGTATTTAAAAATGGTGCAACTTTTGATTTATTATTACGTAATAGATATGAATCATTAAGTAATTTAATTCATCAAAAAAATTAATTAAATAAATTATCTAATAATGTATATTTAATTATTTATTATGATGTTATATTAAATAAATATTTATTTAATATGATATAAAAATGTTATTACTAATATATATTATATAAATAATAATGAATTAACTAATTGAACATTAAATATAAGATAGAATATATTATGGTGTAGATGATATTAAAAAACTAGATAGCGTATTCTTTTTTGGTTGTAGTAGAAGTAATAGAAGTATTATTAACAAATATAATATTCCAAATGATGAATATATTTATGCGACAATATCAAAAAATTAATATAAAATATAAGATTAAAATAAACCTCCATTAAAAGCCAAATTATATATTAGTTAAGATTGGAGTATATAAAATATACCTTTATTAAAATAATAAAAATATGAAATATAAATATAATAATTGTAATAAGATAATAAAATAAAAGAATTATAAAAATAAATTAAGAAGTTAAATAAGTAAATAAATAAATGAAATGATAATATGACTTCGCGCGCTGATTTCATTTAATAATAATCATTATTTATAATTAGATCCATTAAATAAGATCAGCGCGCAAAACTATATAATTATTTATATTTAATTATATTCATATATTGATTTATATTTAATTTATTATAATCATTAAATAAATTAAATATATTATTATTTTATAATTATTCTTCATCA